AATGCAGAAGTAAGTCGTATTCAGCAATCATTAGGGGATGGTGTTTGTGAGGACTATAATCATTATAAACAACAGGTTGGATGTATTATAGGACTTAAATATGCCAGTAGCTTAATAACTAATATCTATAGAAAAATGATTGATGGAGAAGATGATGCAGACTATTAAATTAAATAATGCAGTTAAAAATGATGAATGGACAAATAAAGAAGATTTGCCTGACCCAGAAACTTTACCTACTTTGCCTGGCTACCATGTATTGGTTCGTCCTGTTGCGATAAGAGAAACAACTAAAGGTGGTATTATGTTACCTGACTCAGTTAAAAGTGACATAGCTTATTTAACCACAGTTGGTAAAGTTTTATCGTTAGGAGATTTAGCTTATAAAGATGAAGATAAATTTCCAAATGGGAATTGGTGTAATGTAGGGGATTATGTGTGTTATGCTAAACATGCAGGTCAAAAACTATTTTATAAGAATGTAAGATTATTATTATTATATGATGACCAAATAATGATGAAAGTTGGAGACCCTAAAGATTTAGATACTACATATAATTTATCAAATTAAAATGATAAAAGAAAAACTAAAAGAAGCTTTTTTATCTCATGCAGATGGTCATATTAAAAAACATCTTGCTAATGTTGAAGTGTTATTAAATAATCCTAGAGGTATAGGTGAACATGGAGATATTGTAAGTGAGATTGAAAAAGAACTTGAAGAAGTTTCTAAGTATGAAGACTTAATAACAGTAATGAATAAATATTTTTAAAGGAGGAGCTATGTTATTAACTAAAAATATTATAAAATTTTCTAGTTTTTTTGTAAAAATACCAAGTGCTATGAAAGGTATTTGGGACATTTCTGAAAATCGCTGGGGATATAGGAAAATAAAAAATGACTAAATTATGTGCAAGGGGGAAAAATGCTGCGAAACGTAAATTTAAAGTTTATCCTAGTGCGTATGCAAATGCGTATGCTTCTAAAATCTGTGCAGGAAAAATTAAAGACCCTAGTGGTGTTAAGCGAAAAGATTTTAAAGGTCCTAAAAAGAAAATGGCAGGGGGTAAAAGAGTGGGTAAGCCACAAGGTAAAATTGCTAAAGGTTGTGGTGCTGTTATGGCAAATAGAAAAAAAAGAACTAGAATTACTTAAAGAAAAATATACTCAAAAAAAAGAAAGACCTAAAGGTATTTAATGAAAAAGAAAAAAGGTGGTGGACTTAAAAAGTGGTTCAAAGAAAATTGGATAGACATATCTACAGGTAAACCATGTGGTAGAAAATCTGCAAGTTCTTCAAAAAGAAAATATCCAGTTTGTAGACCTAAAGCTGTAGCAAATAGAATGACTGCAGGTCAAAAAGCTTCAGCAATAAAAAGAAAAAGAGCTAAAGGTAATATTGGTCCTAAACCAAAATCTATTAGATACCCTATTAGTGCAAGTGGTAGAAAACAGAAAGTAAAAAAGAAAAGGGGATAAAATATGATTGACCCATTTACAGCTTTTGCAGCTTTGAAGGGAGCTACAGAAGTTATATCACAGGGTATTAAAACAGGTAAAGATTTAGTAAACATGTCAAGTGCTGTAAGTAAATGGGCAAAGGCAGAAGCTAATTTACAAGTTATTGCTAGTGAAAAACCAAAAGGTTTAGGAAAACTATTTGGTAAATTAACTGGTGCTGAACAAAATGCAATTGATGCACATTTTAGAAAAGAAGAAGCAGATAGAATACGTGATGAAATGAGAAGTATGTTTTTACTTTATGGTTCACCTGGTCAATGGGAAAGATTACAAAAAGAGATTGCAATAGAACGTAAACGTCAAGCTGATTTTTTAAAACAAAAGATAGCTGCAGCTAGACGTAGAAAAAATATTGTAATATGGACAATAGCTGGAATTATAGGGTTGGGAATTTTAGCTATTGAATATTATTTAATAACCAACCATTTATAAGGAGAAAAAATGAAAAAAGCAAAAATGCGTTATGCTGGTGGCAAAAAAGTTAAAACTCAAATGGCTGGTGGCAAAAGAGTTAAAATGATGAATGCAGGTGGAATCATCAGAGGACCACATAGTTAAACATGTCTCATCTAATATCCAATATACCTTTTTTTAGGTGTTGGGTAAGGAAGGAGTTTACTCATAATCATCAGGCTTATCATGGGGAATATTTACATGCGTTAGCTATTGCAGTTAATTGTATGCCTGATAGATGTTTAAGTTTTCAAGTTGTATTTACAGGTTGTGAAGCTGAAGAACAAAATTTACATGGTGGTGCAATGTGGGCACGTATGCCAATAACAGGTTTAATAGGTGATATACCATTAGATGAATGGACACCACCTATTGAAACACATTATGCTCAACCTTGGGATTGTCCTAGTCATAATCATAGTATTGTGGTTATGGATAGAATTAGTTCAAGTCCTTGGTTATGTAAAGTTAATGGTGAATTTTATACTGGTAAATATTATTTTACAGTTGACTTTACTGATAGTGCAGTAGCAGATGACCCTGCACAACATAAGCAATCACATGTTTTACATTTAACATCAGGTCCATATAAAGGTGCAATGGTAGCTTTACCTAATAATAGAGTTAGAGTTACAAGTCCTGCAATGTGGTCAGCAGGTGAAGGTGCTCCAGATTTTGTTCCATCACAATATAAACATACTGCTGAATCGCATGATGATTATATGGATGTATATAAAACTTTTGATAATTTATATAATAAGGATAAATAAATGCACTATACTGCAAGATTAAAAAAAGTAATAAAAGGTTTGAAGAAGGCAACTAAGTTACATGCTCAACAAGCTAAAATACTTGAAGGTATTGAAAAAGACCAGAGAGTAAGATATAAGAATAAAAAATAGTTACTTGTATGTTACTATAAACTATAGTATCATATATGATTATAACTTTGCGTAATCGCTTGGTTCGCAACAACGTAGGAGAAAATATGGAAGACAATACAGTCACCAAAGATGATGGTTGGGGTCAAATAGATACATCACAATCTGAATCAAAAGAAAAAGAAGATAAAGTAGACTTTGAGGTTGAAAACTCTTCTGAAGAAAAAGAAGTTAAGGTTGAACCTGAAATTGAAAAAGAAGAGGTAAAAGAAAAACCTAAACTTGAAACTAAACAAGAAGAAGAAACTCAACTAGAAGAACAACCTGATGAAGCTAAAGATATAGATTCTAAAAGAGCACAAAAAAGAATACGTCAGTTAGTTCGTCAAAGAAAAGAAAAGGAAGAAGAAGTTGCCAGACTTTTAGCTGATAAACAAGAACTTGTAAATAGACTTACAGCAAATCAAACTAATCAATTTGATTTAACAAAGACAAGTCTTGAGTCTCAAGAAAAAGGTTTAGAGAATCAACTTAGTCTTGCTAAACAAAATTATTTAGATGCTTTTGAAAAAGATGATAAGAGTCAATTATTAAAAGCACAAGAAGCTTTAAATGAAGCTCAAATAAATTTAAATAATGTAAAAACAAATAAGATAAATTTTGATAAAGATTACGAGAATTACCAAAACACAGTTAAACAACAATCTGTACAACCACAACAACAGAATGCACCACAACAACCACAGTATGACCCTAAGGCAGTTGAATGGGCAGAAAAAAATGAGTGGTTTGGTCAAGACAAAATGATGACTGCTGCAGCACTAGCTTTAGATGCACAGTTAAAAGAAGAGGGTTTTGACCCATCAGATGATGATTTTTATACTGAAGTTGATACAAGGTTACAACAAACCTTTCCAACTAAATTTAAACAAACTCAACAAGTTCGTCAGAAGGACACGTCAAGTCCTTCTCAAGTAGTCGCAGGAACTTCTCGCACTCCTGCTTCCAAAAAAATCAAGCTAACTCAAGAAGATGTTAGACTTGCAAATAAATGGAATGTACCACTTGACCAGTATGCTAAAGAGAAAGCAAAAGTAACTGACTCTGAAGAGTATACTAATATATCAACAATGCGTAGGAGTTCATAACAATGGCAATAACAAAAACAAAACGTACTGAAGAAACTAGAGAATCTACTTCAAAAATTGAAACGTCTTCATTTGAAGAAGAAAACTATCTTACCATACCTCAAGCTGTTAAAGATAAATTTAATAGTCAAGGTATGACTTTAAGATGGATTAGAGTCACTTTAAGTGGAGAGGATGATTATAAAAATGTGGGTAAGAGACAACGTGAAGGTTGGACTTTCGTTTCACCTGAAGAAGTTCCAGAGTTAGCTTCGTCTTCAATCGTAAGAGAAGATGGCAGATATAAAGGAGTCGTAAGTAACGGAGATGTTGCTCTTGCAAAGATGCCTATTGAAAAATCTGAAGCAAGAAGAAATCACCAACTTAAAAAACATAAAATGCAAGAAGATTCTTTAGATGCTAGATTACGTGCAGAATCAGACTCACGTATGCCTATAACGAACTCAAGTAAATCAACTGTTACAAAAGGTCGTGAACCTCGTTTTCAACGATAGTTTGTAATTATATTAATAATACACTTATGAAGGAGATAACAAATGAGTGCAAGTAAAGCATTATTTGGAATGGTCCCAATGAGAAAAGTTGGTTCAAATTACAATTCTACTGCTCAATCTCAGTACGCAATTGCCAATGGACTAGCTTCTAATATCTTTCATGGAGACCTAGTAACGATTTCTGCTGGTAATCTTACACCAGTAGCAACGACTACTGATTATGCTATAGGTGTTTTTATGGGATGTGAATATACAGACCCTACTACAAAACAACCTACGTTTAGTCGTCATTTTCCTGCAAATACTTCAAGTGCTATTGGTAACCCAGTAGGATTTGTTGTTGATGACCCTTATGCATCTTTTATGATTCAAGCAGATGCATCAGTTACTGCAGGTGATATTAACTCGCAAAACTTTGAAGTTACTTTAGGTGCAGGTTCAACTGTTACTGGTAATTCAGGATTTGGTATTAAAGCTGCTAGTAGAGCAACTTCAACCAAAGCTGTAAGACCAATAGCAATGGTACACGAACCAGGCAATGCCTTAACAGGTGCTGATGGTGCGTTCCCTAAACTTGAAGTTAAAATCGTCCAGCATTGGATGAAACGTCAAGCAACAGCATAACATAGAAGGAGAAATATAATATGGCTATAAATAGAGCAAGTATTGCAAAACAACTTCTTCCAGGACTTAATGCTGTCTTTGGTGTTGAGTATGGTGAAGTTAATGATGAGCATACACCCCTATTTGAAACAGAAAATTCAGATAGGTCTTTTGAAGAAGAAGTGTTATTCACAGGATTTGGCACAGCTCCAGTAAAATCTGAAGGTGCTGCTGTTTCTTTTGATGAAGCACAAGAATCATTCACAGCTAGATATAATCACGAAACAGTTGCTTTAGCTTTTTCAATTACTGAAGAAGCAATGGAAGACAACTTGTACGACACTTTCGCAAAAGTTCGTGCTCGTGCTTTAGCTCGTGCAATGGCTAATACTAAACAAGTGAAAGCTGCTGCCATTTTTAATAATGGATTTACAGCAGGTGATAGTGCAATTGGAG